GCGCTGTCTTGGTAGTACAGCGACAAGTTATCGAAACTCGTCACGAGCACGGCATTGGCCGGGAAGAAAGGCACGGTCACGGCCGGCAGGTTGCCGATTCGCTTCTGACTGGTAATCACGTCAGCAGCGAGCATTTCGCTCGGTGCCTGGCTCTTGTTGATGAGCGGAAAATACTTGTCATGCAACAGACCGCGACCGCACATCACGACGAGCGCCGTGTCGTCTTGGTGCCACGGCTCGATCATGCTCGCGACCAGATCCACGACGAGCGCATCGAGGTTCGCGTAATCGCCGGCCGCGCCGACTTTCACCTTGCCGGCGGTCGCGCCGTGATCCATCACGCGTTGCGGGGCTTGATCGCGCATGCGTTGCAACCAGCCCTTATTCACGTCCTGCAACAGCGGGTTAGCGGTGCGGTCGGACGTCTTTGCCCGCGTCTTGCCGTTGAAACCGATCGCGATGCGGTCGAGCGCTTGACGGCGCACGATCACGTCACGAATGCGGGTCTGAAAGTCGGGAAACTTCGCCCATGCGTCGAGCAGTGCATACGTGATGTGCGAATCGAAGTTCGTTTGCGTCGCGTTGTAACCGTTCTCGTCGAGGTCGGTCACATCGGCGGTTTCACGATCCTTTACAGAGGTGTCGGTCGTGCTCGCGATCGGCGAGCCGACGCCGAGGCCGAGCTTTGCGCCGCTCTGTTCGGTCACGCCGATTACGTTGACGCGCTTCAGAAAATCGCTCGATTCCTGAATGCGGGTTTCGAGCTTTTGCTGCACGCTCGGCGCGACGGCGAATTTCTGCGTCGCGTTCGTGACGCCGTTGAGCTTGGCGATCGCGTCGAGGAAAGCGTCGAACGCGAAGCGGGTTTCTTTACGCATGTGGTGTTTTCTCCGGGGCAGTGAAAGGGGGTGATTGCCTGATTAGCAATCGGTCGTGACAGCGCCGCCGGCCGAGCCGGTCGACGCGGGGCGCTTGATGCCGCTATCGGTCTGCGAGAGCTGCAATTGCAGCGCGTCGAATGCCTCGCGGTCGACCTTGCGCGCGTCGTTCAGATCGGCGATTTGCTTCGTGAGTGCGGCGAGTGAGGCGGCCTGTTCGTTGCCATGCGTCGCGAGCGCTTCGCATGCTTGTGCCACGTCAGCGAAACGCGAGTCGTCGGCCGCCTCTTTCTTCTTCGCGCCCGTCAGCAGCTCTTTCACGCGGGACAGCAGCGCCGGCAGCACGGCCGGTTGTGCCGCTTCTTCAAACTCGATCAGGGTTTCGTCTGCGACCGTGAAAAGGTTCGTCGGCGATACCTTGCGGCCGGTGAATGGCGATGCGTTCGGGTTCTGAGCTGCGAAAGAAAGGATTTCGGTGCCGAGGCTCGCGGGGCTATCAGTCACGGCCAGCCCGATCAGATAGGCCTGTTTCGTGTCGGCGAATGACGGATCGATTTCGCACGAGGTGTAAATCTTCTGCTTCGCCTTCGTCATCGCGATCAGCTCGGCCGTAGGATCGATTTGTGCGAACAGTCCGAGCTTGCCGGCAAACTCGCCGTCGAGTTCACGCGTTTCGACCGCGAGCACGTCGCCGTATGCCTTGAACGGGCCATCGGGCACGATGCCGCGATAGTGTTCGAGATTGACGCGTGCGCCGTATTTCGTCGGCGAGTAGTTCGCGGCAATCTGTTCGAGCCATGAACGCTCGATCACGCGGCCGTCAGTCGTTGCGCCTTCGACGGCGATGCGGAACATCCTGGATTTCGCGAGCTTCGTCGCGTCGGCCGCAGCGGTCGAGCCGATCGCCATCGCGCCGAGGCCAGCCGCGCCCGTGATGCTCATGCCGTGTTCACTCAGAAACGAGAGTGCATCGGCATGGGTTAGAACGGCGCTCGCGGCGAGTGTCGCCGCGTGTGCATCCATCGTTACAGCGAACGCGATCGCCGCGACAGCGAGCGACGTGAGCGACAGCTTGCGAGATTGCATTGTTAGGTCTCCAACAGGTTCAGGAAGGGTTCAACGTGAGTTGATATCTTGCGAGCAAGGCCGCAAGCGCTCAACGGTTAGCGTTTGTTCGCGCTTCCGGTACACATAGGCGGGCGTGCTTGCGCGCGCGTGACGCGGGAAACTTGCCGGCATGATCGAAACAGCCGATATCACCCCCGCACTCGAATCGAATGCCGACCCTCGCCGGATAGCGCGCGCGCTCTACTGGCAGGGTTGGCGAGTCACGTCGATCGCGAATCACCTGGAGTTGAAACGCGCGACGGTCGAGGCATGGAAACAGCGTGACGAGTGGGACAAGGCGCAACCGATCGAGCGCATCGAGTCGTCGCTTGAAACGCGCCTATCCGTGCTCATTGCCAAGCCGGTAAAGACGGGTAACGACTTCAAAGAGATTGACTTGCTCGGCCGTCAGGTCGAACGGCTCGCGCGGGTGCGCAAGTACGGCGAAACGGGGAAAGAGAGCGACTTAAACCCGAACATCGAGGCACGCAACAAAGCGCCGCGTAAAGAAAGGGCCGTGCAAAACGAGTTTAGCGACGAGCAGATCGCGCGACTTCACGAGGCGTTTCTCGATTGCCAGTTCGGCTATCAAAAGGTGTGGTATCGCAACGGCGACAAACGCACGCGCAACATTCTCAAGTCGCGGCAGATCGGCGCGACGTTCTATTTCGCGCGTGAGGCGTTAGACGACGCTTTGCAGACCGGCCGCAATCAGATTTTTCTTTCGGCCAGCAAGGCACAGGCGCACGTATTCAAGTCCTACATTCGGCAGTTCGCCGCCGAGGCCGCAGACGTTGAGTTAAAGGGAGATCCGATCATTCTGCCGAACGCGGCCGAAATGATTTTCCTCGGCACGAACTCGCGCACGGCGCAGAGCTATCACGGCAATTTCTATTTCGACGAGTATTTTTGGGTGAGCGGCTTTCGCCAGCTCAACAAAGTCGCCTCGGGCATGGCGATGCACAAGAAATGGAGAAAGACGTATTTCTCAACGCCGTCGAGCGTCACGCACGAGGCCTACACTTTTTGGACCGGCGAGCATTACAACAGAGGGCGCGCAAAGGCCGATCACATCCATCTCGATACGTCGCACTCGGCACTCACTCGCGGCCGGCTCTGCGAGGATAGGCAGTTTCGCCAGATCGTCACGGTCGAGGATGCCGTCGCCGGCGGTTGCGACCTGTTCGATATCGACGAGCTGCGACTTGAATACAGCGCGCAGGAATACGCGAATCTGTTGATGTGTCAGTTTATCGACGACACGGCATCGCTCTTTCCGCTCGCCGATCTGCAACGTTGCATGGTCGACTCGTGGGAAGAATGGACCGACGATTTCAAGCCGCTCGCGCCCCGCCCTTTCGGCTTTCGGCCGGCATGGGTTGGCTACGATCCAGCGCTTTCCGGTGACTCAGCCGGCCTTGTCGTCGTCGCCCCGCCGGCGGTGCCAGGGGGCAAGTTTCGCGTGCTGCACAAACAGCAGTTTCGCGGCATGGATTTCGAGGCGCAGGCCGACGCGATCCACGCCATCGCGAAGCAATACAACGTCGCATATATGTCGATCGATACGACAGGGATCGGCCAGGGCGTTTACCAGCTCGTCAAACAGTTCTATCCGAGCGCGGTCGCGCTCAACTATTCGCCAGAAGTTAAGGGCCGGCTCGTGCTGAAAGGCTTGTCGGTCATCAGCAAGGGCCGGCTCGAATTCGATGCCGGTTGGACAGACCTTGCGCAATCGTTCATGGCGATTCGTAAAACCATGACGGCAAGCGGCCGGAAAGTGACGTATGAGGCGAGCCGCAGCGAGGAAACAGGACATGCCGATCTAGCCTGGGCGTGCCTGCACGCGCTCGATAACGAGCCGCTAGAGGGTGTGACCGCAAACAATACCGGCTTTATGGAGTTCTCTTGATGAGCAATCGCAAGCGCAGCATTCACGCATCGAGCACGTCGACGCGGGCAAGGGCCGAGGCCTTCACGTTCGACGATCCAGTGCCCGTGATGGACCGGGCCGAAGTCCTTGACTACGTGCAAGCGTGGGCGGCCGGCGATTGGTACGAGCCGCCGGTGTCATGGTCTGGACTGGCAAAGACGTTTCGCGCCGGCGTGCATCACGGCTCGGCGATCTACTTCAAACGCAACGTGCTTTCGTCCACGTTCATTCCGCACAAGTTGCTCACGCGCGAGGAATTCGACAAGTGGGCGCTCGATTTCCTCACGTTCGGCAACGCGTATATCGAGCAGAGAAAAGCAAGGCTCGGCAACACGCTCGCGCTCAAACGCGCGCCGGCGAAATACGTTCGGCGTCGAATCGACTTGCAACGGTTCGTGCAGCTCAACGGCTTGCAGCAGCTTGAACACGAGTTCGAGCCGGGTTCGGTGCATCACTTGATCGAACCGGACATTAACCAGGAGGTGTACGGCTTGCCTGAATATCTCGGCGCCCTGCACTCTGCCTGGTTAAACGAGTCCGCAACGCTCTTTCGTCGCAAGTATTACGAGAATGGTTCGCACGCCGGTTTCATCCTGTACATGACCGATGCGGCGCAGAGTCAAAGCGACGTCGACAAGATGCGCGAGGCGTTGAAAAACAGTAAGGGACCGGGCAACTTCCGAAACCTGTTCATGTACGCGCCGAACGGCAAGAAAGACGGCATCCAGCTCATTCCTGTTTCCGAGGTCACGGCGAAAGACGAGTTTTTCAACATCAAGAATGTCACGCGCGACGACTTGCTCGCGGCGCATCGCGTACCCCCGCAGCTTATCGGTATCGTGCCGAGCAATACCGGCGGATTCGGCGCAGCTAACACGGCCGCCGAGGTATTCGGTGCAAATGAAATCACGCCTTTGCAACGGCGCTTTGAACAGCTCAACGACTGGATCGGCGACGAGGTGGTGCGCTTCAAGGCGTACGCGATCAAGCGATCAGAATCGTCCACGTAGATGGCCCCGAATTCTTCTAAAGAGGCGGGAGAGGATCGCGCGCCATGTGGCCTCGGATACACAGAAAGCGGGGCGCATCGATTGTTACCTGGACCGACGGTCGAACCATCTGGCGGCGGGACCGCGCATCCTCACAGGTAGTTGATGGCGATCCGATCGAAATAAGATCAGAGCATTGACCTTAACCAAAAAGTGCATGACAATCAACGTCAGCGTGCTGATCTTAGGAGG